TACGCCCTGAAGTGGATGTGGGCCATCCTGGCCCGCACCGAATTTCGCATCGACCTGTGCGTCACGACCCGGCCCGCTCCCTTCGGTCAGGCTGTAGCCCGGAAGTGTGAGCAGGAGAACTGGCCGGTGCGCCACGTGTTCTGCTGCTCTGCACCTGAACTGGGCCGACGCCTGTCGACCATGCCCGACGTGGAGCGGGTGGTGTACGGGCTGGAAGAGCAGCGGTGGGCCTATGGGCCACAGGGGCTGCTGCTCTCCCGTGACTCAGGACAACTCGTCTGATGGACATCGAATACGCCACCTTGTGCAAGGTCATTGAGAGTCGTGGCTACCAGACCCTGGCTGACGCCCGTGTCACCCCGAGCTTCTTCGTCAGCGAGGACAACGCTGCGATGTTCGCCTGGATGCGAGATCACTGGCTCAAGTACGGGGAGTCGCCTGGGGAGGAAGCCTTTAACAGGGCGTACCCCCTTGATCATCTCATCGAAACGCCAGAGCCGCTGGCCTACTACGTCGATGAGCTACGCAGCAGTCACCAACTAGCCCTGCTCACGGCCATGCTGGACCAGGCCAAGGAGCCGATGAAGAACAACGACGGCGGCATCGTGGTCAAGCTGCTGGCGACGGGCCTGGAGGGCCTGCACCAGGCCGTCGACCATGCCCGGGATGACATCCTGACCGACCCACAGAGCATGGAGCAGACCTTGGGCTACTACGACGGCCTCGCCAACAGCACCGGCCTCCTGGGCTACAGCACCGGCTTCCCCAGCATGGACCTGGCGACCGGGGGCCTCCAGAAGGGCCAGTTGATCACGCTCATCGGCCAGCCCAAGAGCAAGAAGTCCATGCTGTTGATGTGCATGAACATCGCCTGCCACCAGGCCGGGGCCAGCACCCTCTACGTGAGCTTTGAGATGACCAGCCGGGAGCAGAACACTCGCCATGACGCCCTGCGGGCCGGTGTCAACCTGACCCACCTCCAGCACGGCACCCACACCCCGGAGGAGCGCAAGCGGCTGGTCAAGATGATGCACGGCATGGAGGACATGCAGCCCATGGTGCTGGTGCATGACCCGTCGAGCAGCTACACGGTGTCAGCCCTGGCTGCCAAGATCGCCCAGTACCGACCGGACGTGATCTTCGTGGATGGGGCCTACATGATGGACACCGACGACCCCAACCTCGTCCGCAACAGCCCCCAGGCCCTCACCAGCATCACCCGTTCCCTCAAGAGCCTGGCCCTCAACCGGGAGGTCTGCGTGGCGCAGACCACTCAGGCCCTGACCTGGAAGTCCAAGAAGGGCCGACTGACCCTGGACTCCATCGGCTACTCCTCCAGCTTCGGCCAGGACTCCGACGTGATCTTCGGGGTGGAGGATGTCCTGAGGGAGAACGAGCCTGACCCCACCAAGCTACGGCTGCGGATCATCGCCTCCAGGAACTGCTCCCAGCGGGACGTGGAGGTGGGGGTCTACCTGGAGCGTGGCTCCATCATGGAGATCGAAGAGGTGAACTACGAGGAAGCCGACGATGACAACTTCGGCCCATGATTGAGGATCTGCTGGAGTACCTGGGCGTCGAGGACATCCACCCCATCGGGGAGGAGGTCCAGGCCCGCTGCCCCCAGCATGAGGAGCGCACCGGGGAGCGGGAGCGCCGCCCGGACCACTGGTCGATCAACCGGATCTCCGGGGCGCACCACTGCTTCTCCTGTGAGTACAGCGGCAGCCTGACCCGGCTGATCATGGACCTCTCCAGGTGCGGCCTGTGGGAGGCCCACCAGCTAATTCGACAGTTCGATGTCGAGCTTGGCGACATCGATGAGGACGCCTGGGAGCCGCCCATCACGGCCCTGATCGAGCGCCGCCTGGAGGACTTCCCCACCCCACCGGCCCGAGCCGCCCGCCGTCGCCACCTGACCACCGAGTCGATCTACCGCTACCGGCTGAAGTGGGACGCCGACGATGACGCCTGGGTTATCCCCATCTTCTCCCCAACTGGGGATAACTGGGGCTGGCAGACCAAGTCCCCTGACCAGATCCGCAACTACCCACCCGGCATCAAGAAGGGTCGCACCCTCTTCGGCATCGAGGTGCTGCGGACCACCTCCTGGGCCGTGCTGGTGGAGTCACCCCTGGATGCCGTGTACCTGGACACTCTGGACATCCCGGCCCTGGCTGCCTTCGGGTGCCAGGTCAGCGACCAGCAGATGCGGCTCCTACTGGACCGGCTCGACAACCTCGTCCTGGCCCTAGACAACGACAAGGCCGGGACCGCCGAGATGCGTCGACTCATCGACCAGAAGTGGCACCATCGGTTGCCGATGACGATCTTCAACTACGAGTCAACGTCCGCTAAAGATCCTGGTGAGATGGTCCCTGCGGACATCACCTGGGCCATCGAGCACGCCCCCCTGGCGAGCTTCTGGTGAGCTTCAAGGGCACCCTGTACCCCTTCCAGGAGGAGGCGGTACAGAAGATGATCGACCAGGAGAAGCTCCTGGTGGCGTATGAAATGGGCTTGGGCAAGACGGTCATCACCATCGCCGCCTGCGAGCAGTTGATCGAGGAGGGGCGAGTGGGCGGAGTTTTTGTTCTCGCCCCTGCCTCGATCAAGTTGCAATGGAAGCACATGATCGAGGACTTCGCTCCCGGAGCCAACGTCATCGTGGTGACCGGCGACGCCCGTCACCGTGACCGCCAGTACCAGGCGTACAAGGCGGGCCAGGCCGACTACTTGGTGATGAACCCGGAGCAGATGGTGAGCGACTGGGCCACGGTGTCGAAGCTCCCCCGGGACGTGATCGTAGCCGACGAGGTGACCTGGGCCAAGAACTTCAAACCGCAGCGTTCAAAGAAGCTGAAGCGGTTAAAGGCCCCCTTCCAGTGGGGGTTAACCGGCCAGCCAATCGAGAACCGAGCGGAGGAGCTTTTCTCGATCCTGCAATGGGTCGACCCCACCATCCTGGGGGACTGGCGCAACTTCGACGCCGCCTTCGTGAAGCGGGACCACTGGGGCCGGGTCAAGCTGTACCGCAACCTGCCCGTGCTGCACCGGCTGGTGGCTGACCACATGGTCAGGAGGACCAGGGCCGAGGTGGCCGATCAGCTACCGGCTGTCACCGAGGAGATCCTCCTGGTGGACATGGACAACGAGGGGGCCAAGCTGTACCGGCGCATGGTCCATGACCTGGAGGCCGAGCTTGCCGAAGCCATCCAGACCTGGGGCAACTTCTCCCTGAGCGGCCTCTACCACGGTGACGACCAGGGTGAGGTCCGGGGCCGGATCATGAGCAAGTTGGTCTGCATGAGGATGCTCTGCGATCACCCGGACTTGCTCTCCACCTCAGCCGCCCACTACCGGGGGGTGCTCCCCGGGCACCGCTCTGGCTCCCAGTACGCCGACGAGCTACAGCAGGCCGGTCGCCTGGAGAGGCCGTTCAAGACCCCCAAGCTGGATGCCACCATCGACCTGCTGACCGACATCCTGGACGCCGATCCGGCCAACAAGATCGTGCTCTTCAGCTTCTTCCGGGACACCCTCGACATCATCGCCAAGAAGACGGCACCCCTGACCCAGTCGGTCCTCTTCACCGGGGCCGTCAGCCAGCGGGCCAGGGATGCCGCCAAACAGCAGTTCGCCACCGACCGAGATACCCGACTCTTTCTGAGTTCGGATGCTGGAGGTATTGGGCTGGACTTGCCGATGGCGAATTTTCTGCTGTCCTATGACCTACCCTGGTCAGCCGGGGCGTACGCACAGCGACAGAGCCGGATCATCCGGCTGTCATCGGTCTTCCCCCAGGTGACCCTACTCAGCGTGCAGATCGCCGGGAGCATCGAGGAGTACCAGTACCGGCTCCTGGGCCAGAAGAAGCGGGTGGCGGATGCGGTCATCGATGGCCGGGGCATCAACCCCAAGGGGCGGCTCACCCTGGACCTTCAGTCCCTGACCGAGTTCCTCCAGACCCACGTGGTGTGAAACTCTTCACAAAGGGTTCGCCCAAGTGGGCGCTCAAAGGCCCAACTGGGTGCCCATCAGGCTCCGCTCCTCGCCCCGCTCAGAGCTACGCCCCTGAATGCCCGTCGAAAAAACGTAGCTGAACTACAAGCGGGGGGTCAAGGATTTTTTCCCTGACCCCCCGCTGAAAAAATCACACACCAAGCATGGCAGCGGCACCGTCGAGCATACGGGAGACTTGGCGGTACTCCCGGCCCTCCCTGGTGCGCCCATTGGTCCTGGCGACGGCGACATCGATCAGGGCCTTGTTCCGCAACAGCATCTTGGCGCACATGCTGCGGTACTGATTATCACTGGCACCGATTGACACCAGTTCATCGGCACCACCAGAACCGGCATGCACGACCCGCCATTCCTTGGCGGCGTACCCCCTGTGCTGCCAGGGCACCGTCCACCCGTGCCAGGCGACGATCTCCGGTTTCCTCAGCCACCACAGGGTGTTGTTCAACTGGGATTCGGTGACCCCTAGGGCCTGAGCCAGTTGGTAGACCGTGAGGTCCACCGGCCCGTTAGCGGCCAGATAGGCGTACAGTGCCTGAGCGATTACTTCCATGTCAATCCTCCTGAGCAAGAATGCTCTGTAGCTCCGCATCTATGTCCTGGGTGGCGAATGCGTCGGCCAGCATCCGCACCCTGTCCCCGGCCTCGTAGAGAGCGTCAGCCACCTCCTTCCGATCCTTCTTGTTGAGGTGAGGCCGAAAGCCCTCGATGGACCGAAGGACCACGGTGATCTGGTGAACCCGGGCCAGGGCGCTATACGCATCTGTGGGGCGGATCAAATCAGCAGCGTCCCTCAGCCTGCTGCCGGTGTCACCCTCCTCCTGGTTGCGCCTGACGAGGTCGTGAAAATCCCGGGTGTTCTTGTCCCGCACGGCCTCCTGGGCTGCATCGTGGACCTTGGGATCTTGACGAGTGGCCCGGATGAACGGAGCCGAGCCATGCTTCTCGGCCACACGACGGAGGGTGTTGGCGGCACCTTCCACCGTGCTGTAGCCATCGGTGCCGGTGCGTGTGGCCGGGAACTCACGCTCAGGCAGCTTGACCCGCTCACCTGGAACGGGTGCGTCCATCTCTCCGTTGTCGGTAGCCTCCTTCACGATCAATCGGAAGACATGAACTGCCTTCCGATCAGACAACCCCTTGAGGCCCAGTCGAGCGAACTCAGCTTCGGTGTGGAGCAATGCCCGCTGGCGGGCATTGCTCCGCTGATCCCCGCCCCGGCCTGCGTCGTAGGTGAAGGCCGACACGATGACGGCACGCTCCCAGTCCTTGGCCGTGAGCAACTCCTCGATCCCACTGAGCCGCTCCACAGCCTCCTCGATGCTGGACGGTATAAGTATTGTCTTAGCCATTCGACCCCTTTTATGCACTTGATGATTCCTCCCAAAGGAAGACCACGAAGCGTACTCATCCTCTACAAGGATGTCAACGTCCCTGGCCGACTGGGACCGACTGGAGCAGACTGGAACCGTGACCGGTCCCAAGTACCTCTTCATCGGCAGCCGCCTGACCAGCGACACCTTCGTGCTTCGCATCCTGCTGGAGGGCCTCAACACCCAGGCCCGTCACTGGGGCGAGGTCATCACCATCCAGGACAACGGCTCCCTCGACGGCCTGGAGCATGAGGTGGAGGGGTTCAAGTACCTCCACCATCGCCGGGTGGACGAGTGGTCCGACCCCAATATCGTTATCGCCTTCATGGACCGGCTGTCGCACAACCGAGATTCAGAGCGATTGCTGGCGGTCGCAGAAGAGAACAGACGCCCCTGGTTCGTCATCGGTAGTGCCAACGACGTATGGGGCGTCACCGACCAGGGCTGAATTTCGCCCATTGATCTTCTCCCGGTGGCCGATTGACGGTCACACCCCCCAGTTACCCTTGCTTGCATGCCTCGACGCACGGCCCTCAAGCAACCTCTGGACATCGACGCCCTGCGGGAGGAGGTGTCGGCCTGGTACGCCCTGCGGGAGCAGGCGGCTCTCCTCAATGAGGAACTGGAAACCCGTAAGAATCGAATCAAGGCTGCCGTCCAAAAATACGGTGAGACTGACCCCGAGACTGGCTCACTCTATCTCGACCTGGGCGATCCACTCCACAATGGAATTGCCCAATTGAAAAATCAGTGCTCCACTTCCTCCCGGCTGAACGAGGAAGTGGCCGAGGAGATCCTCACCGAGAAGAACATGTGGAAGGACATGATCGAGTGGATCGCCGTGCCCGACGAGGCCCGCATCCGGGCGGCGTATTACGACAACAAGGTCAATGACGACGAACTAGCCCGCATGTTCCCCAAGAGCGTCCGCTACAGCTTCTTCGTCCTGGATGAGGACGGCAAGCCCATCCGATGACCGACCTCATGCGGTCCTTCGCCCCTCTCCAGGATGAGTACTACCCCGGCTCCAAGCAGAAGCGCCGGGAGTCGAAGGAGATGCGCCACGACCGGGTGGTGGAGGAGCGCCGTCAGACCCGTGAAGATGAGGAGTGGGACGCCCACCCCGTCAAGGATAAGGTCCACCCCGTCACCAAGCAGCCCATGGAGTTGTTCACCGTGGGCGCTCTGGCGAAGGCCCTGCTGCGGGACTCGGTGACCATGCGAGCCTGGATCAGGAAGGGCTGGATGCCCCAGGCCACCTTCCAGACCAAACCGGTGTACGGGTCCAGGGGCAATGCAGGACGGCGTCTTTGGACCCGTACGCAGATCGAGGGCATCGTCAAGATCGCCAGAGAGGAGGGGCTACTGGACGAACGGCCACCCCGCATCCAGACCACCAACTTCACCGCACGGGTGAAAGCCGCCTGGAAAAACTGGCTATGAAACTCTCCAAGCACATCCGGTATTTAGTACGGGTCCGAGACTATGAGACTGTCCAGGTCGAAGTGGGGGCCGAGGTCGACCACCACGACCTGGGCTACGACGACAATGCCTGGTCCGAGCTACATGCCGATGACCGGAAAAGCTCTACCGACCGCATGGAACTCCTCCTCATCACCGAGGTGGAAGAACTCGCCCTGGAGGAACTCTCCAAGGTGGCCGAGTGGAGCGACCTCCCCAACAACCTTGCTGAAGACTTCCTGCACTCTGCACCCCTACCAAGGAGCAACAATGCCCGATCAACCGAGAAGACTGGTTCGCCCCCGTCCAGCCGAAGAATCCGCCCAGGAGGAAGAGGCCCCACGTCGCCGCCTGCGGCGTAGCGAAGCCCCTCCCCAGGAGGCCGATGACGACGCCGGTCTGGCCGTCGCCAAAGGCTGGGCTGGCTACCGGCGTACCAAGGCCAACGCCCCCTCTCAATTCACCAAGCTGTTCAAGGTGGTGGACGACGAGCAGTTGATCTGCTTCCTGGAGGATGGCCCCTACGCCAGCTTCCTCCAGCACTGGTGTGACTGGGTGGGCCGGGGCCAGCGTCAGAGCTACGTGTGCCTCCAGGAGGACTGCCCCCTGGACGAGGTCGACTCCAAGCCCTCAGCCCGGGTGCGCTTCAACATCCTGGACTGCAACGGCGACACGCCCATCCTGGTGACGTTTGAGTGTGGTGTATCGGTGACCGACGCCCTGGATAAGTATGCTAAGGACGAGCCGCTCGCTGGCCGCTACTTCGCCGTTCAGATGACCGGCCAGAAAAATAACCGCCGCACACAGATTCGCCCTATCAAGGTTCGTGACCTCAAAGAGGACTGGGACTTTGAGCCACTCTCGGAGAAGGACATCGAGAAGTTCGATGACAAACTTTGGGACAGCACCGCACTGGAGGTCGACTCCCGAGCCGAGCTACGTAAAGTAGCCGACGCTTTCAACGAGTAAGGGTCTGGCCGGGGGTGCCGTCAAAAACCGCCGCCGTGTCCAGCAAGGGAAAGGGGCTGGTAACGCAGCCCCTTTCCTCCAGCCGTCTGCTACCCGTGCCAGCTTGCACCTCTGTCGAAGATCTCAAACACCTCGTACATGCTTACTCCAACTTCTCCGAGTTCGCATTCGACGTGGAGACTCACGCCGGAAGGGCCTCCCGGGAGGACAAGTCCGCAGGGCTATGCCCGTCGAGGCTGCCTCAGATCCGGGTCCGGGACGGCATGGAGTACCTGACGTGGAGCCATCGCTGCCAACTGCTACCCAACCACCACGGCGAACACATGCACCCCAGTGGCAAGCGCCACTGGGACGAGGAAAAAGTCCAACGCATCCTGGACGAAGCCAGGAGGCGCAATTTACCAACCATTGAATCCACCTCAGCCGCTGCCAAAGACAAGCCTGCCCTGGACACCCTGACCAACAAGGTGTGGTGTGTCTCCCTCGCTGGGCCGGGGCGTACCGATGTCATACCTTGCGGACACCCTGCACGAAGACCACAACTGCAACCTGATGATGTCTTTGACGCTCTTGCACCCCTGTTCTTCTCGGACAGGAGGAAGATCGGCCACAACGTGGGATTCGACCTCCTGTCCGCTGCCAAGTACTGGGGCGGGATGCCTCCCCCGCCCTACGGCGACACTATGACCCTGGTGTTCCTCATCAACGAGAACCTGGGACGCTACAGCCTGGGGGCGCTCTCCAGTCACTACCTGGGCTACGACTACATCGAGAAGCTGGGCGAGGAGGCGTACCGGGTGGAGTGGAAGCGGGCGACGAGGTACTCGATGCTCGACGCCCGCAACGCCTGGCTGCTGTGGCGGAAGTTTAGCCCCCTGCTCCAGGAACCCATGCGCCAGAAACTGGCCCGGTTGTTCGACCTGGAGATGGACGTGCTGCGGGTGCTAATGGACATGCGCTCCACCGGGGCCTACGTCGACAAGGAGGGCTTCCGGCGTCTGCGCCCCATCCTGGAGGAGCAGCAGCGGATCCTCAAGGGCGAGATCGATGAGATGGTGGGCCACCCCATCAACCTCAACAGCACCCAACAACTGGCCCGCTGGCTCTACGACGAACTGGGCCTGCCCTGCACCTACTTCAGCGACACCGGCCTGCGCTCCACCTCCGCTGAGGCCCTCCAGAAGCTGGCACGGCGGCACAAGGCCCCTAAGGCCCTCCTGGCCTACAAGGAGGTGACCAAGCTCCTCAGCGTGTACGTGGCCGGGTTCATGCCCCACATCGATGACGACAACCGCATCCGGGCCAGCCTGAATCAGGCCGTGGCAAAAACTGGAAGATTGAGTTGCAGCCAACCCAACCTCCAGAACATCCCGATTCGGGAGAGCGCCGAGAGGAACACAGAAGGCACCATGATCCGGCGTCTGTTCGTTGCCCCTTCGGGCAAGGTGCTGATCGTGGGCGACTACAGCCAGATCGAGCTACGCATCCTGGCCCACCAGACCAAAGACCGCCGACTCCTCTACGCCTACAAGGAGGAGATCGACCTGCACGTCCAGACGGCCAGTCTCATCTGGAAGATCCCCCCGGATAAAGTGTCAGCCGAACAACGATCCATCGCCAAGAACAGCAACTTTAACTTCGCCTTTGAGGGTGGGGCCACCAGGGTCATGGCGATGTCCGGGATCCCTCTACGAGAGGCCGAACACGTCTACGACGCCTGGCATGAGGCGTACCCCGGCGTGAAGAAATGGGCCAGGTACATCAAGAGATACTGCTGGGACCACGGCTACGTGGAAACCCTGTACGGGCGCAAGCGCCGCCTGAAGGACATCACCTCCCCCGACAACAAGAAGCGGTCCTATGCGGAGCGCCAGGCCGTCAACCATCCGGTGCAGGGGACTGCCGCCGACATCGCCAAGCTGGCCCTGGTGCGGGTATGGGAGGCCCTTAAGGACTACGACGCTCGCCTGGTCCTCCAGATCCACGATGAATTCGTGATCGAGTGTGACAAGCGCCAGGTGGACGAGGTGGTCCCCATCGTCAAGGTCGCCATGGAGGACATCCGACGAGGGGACCGCCCCGTGCTGGACGTACCCTTGGAAGTCAACATAGGCATCGGCATGAACTGGAGCGAAGCGAAATGAGCGCCAGTGACTGGTGGGCCAAACAACTGGGTGGGGTGGCACCAGCGACCGCACCGGCCCCCACACAACAGACTACGACCCCATATCCGCAGAAAGCAGTACGGTGGCAGCCGCAGTACCCCCCGACTGGTCCACGCCAGGAGGTGAATGAGGAGTGGGGCCAGCCGGGGAGTGATGCTGACGATAGCTGGCACCGGGTGCGCCGCCAGGGATTCGTGGACAAGGCCCCCAGCAGTACAGGCAAGGACGGGCGCTGCCCTAGCTGTGGCGGGTCCAACTACTTCCACCGCAAGGGACCGATGGGCATCGAGGCGGCTCCCCTCTGCACCGAGTGCGGGCACAACGGTGACCTGTTTGAGCAGTCGGGCAAGCTGCTGGCCGCTGCCGGGGTGAAGTCGTCAGGACCGACCCAGTTCGCCCGCAGTGACAACCCGGAGGCCCACAGCAACTTCGGCGTCGACCCCGGCCTCAGCAGCACCGACTTCAGTTGGAGCAACGTGAGATGAGCGGTTTACCCCCAGGACGTGGGCAGTACGGTCGGTATGACGACGGTGTCCAACTTGATGGTGCATTTAACGCCAACCCCACCATGCTCGACTTGGTTTGGGACGCAGCCCGTACCTTTGAACCAGTCGTTTGTCCAAATTGCGGAAGCACCCGCTTCAGGTACCTCTGGAGCGAGCACCGTGTTCGTTGCCAAGATTGCGGGACTGAAGGATCAGGGCGAGAAGTTCGGGCCAAGGACAGGGTTGAAGTCAAGGGAGGCTTCACCCATTATGACCTGGAAAAATACACAGGCTTGGAATATGGCGTGTCTTTAGGACCACGCCGTCGAGATCTTGCTGACAAGCCCATCAAAAAACATGGCAGTGGTCGGAGTCCCCTGGCTGGTGCCAGATGGATCGTCAATACCGGATTCGTTCGTGCAGTCTCCCCCCGTAATAGCCGCCAGACGGTCTGGATGGCCTTCTGGTACCTACAACTAGAACGGGTCGGAGCATCAACAGATAGGAGGCAGCCATGCCCGGAGGTAAGGATCCTGGTCCGTCGATAAAAAAGCCTGATAGCTACGAAGCCCTGAAGGACAAGGGTTTTTCCAAGAGCAAGGCGGCTGCCATCTCCAACGCCCAGGCCCAGGGTAAAGGTAGGCGTCACGCCATGGGGGAGAAGGCGGCGGCGACCCGGGAGTCGTCTGACCGCAAGCCTATGCCCAAGAAGGGCGAGGCCCAGCCCACCAAGAGCAAGTTCAACAAGCCAGAGAACAGGGGAAAGTGATGGCTGAGAAGAAGGAGCCGTTCGGCGGCAAGAGAGCCACACCCTTCGGCAGCAAGAAGGAGGACGAGAAGGACAAGGCCAAGAAGGCCCCAGCCAAGAAGTCAGCAGCCAAGAAGAAGTGACCACGACCAAGACCAAGATCGACACCATCGCTACGGTGATGGCTGAGATCAACCAGGAGCTTGGTCCCGAGACTGTGGTGTGGGGCAGCCAGATCCGATACTCTGACCTGCCCCGCATCTCCACCGGGAGCTACAGCCTGGACATGGCCCTGGGGGGCGGCTGGCAGACCAATGCCTGGCACGAACTCTACGGGGACGAGAGCAGCGGGAAGACCACGGTCATCCTCAAGACCATCGCCACCCAGCAAGCCCTCAACCCCGAGCACACGACCTTCTGGATCGCCGCCGAGGAGTTCGTGCCCCAGTGGGCCAAAGACCTGGGCTGCAACACCGACCGCATCATGGTCATGCAGACCAACGTGCTGGAGGAGGCCACCAACGCCGCCATCCGGGTACTAGAGAGCAGAACCGTTGACGTTCTAGTCGTTGACTCCATGCCTGCCCTATCACCGATAAGCGAGGCGGATGGGGCCATGGACGACTTCCAGGTGGGGCTGGCAGCCAGGCTCATCGGCAAGTTCTTCCGCAAGGCGTACACCGCCATGAAGAGGAGCCTGGTGGAGGAAGACCGGGCCGTGACCTGCTTCATGGTCAACCAGTGGCGGGAGAAGATCGGTGTTCTCTTTGGAGATCCCCGCACAACCCCTGGTGGGAGGGCCAAGAACTACTGGTTCACGACGAGAGTCGAACTGAAGCGGGACGAGTGGCTGGCCGAGGGGGAGCGCCGCAACCAGCGCAAGGTCGGAATCACCATCAAGGCCCTGACCAAGAAGAACAAGAGCTATCCCCCCGAGCGGGTGGCTGTGTTCGACTTCTACTTCGACCACAACGAGGCCGGGATCTCACCCGGATCGTATGACCTGGCGAAAGAGCAAGTCACAATGGCTCTGACCTTGGAACTCTTCCAGGTCAAGGGCAGCTACTACCGGCTGGGGGAGGAGTCCTGGCATGGCCGTGCCGCCCTGGAGGAACAGTGCAGATGGGACTTGACATTGCAGCAGAAGTTGCAGGAGGCTATCCAGAGCCACGTAGTGAAGGGCAAGCAACCGGAGGAGTCCAGACCTAGCTCCCCCGCCCCCCGGCGACTGAGTCGGGCGAAAAAGTGAAGATCAATCACAGGCTTTTGCTGTCACGCCAGCAGGAGCGGGAGGGGATGTCCCGATTCGGTGGAACGACGAATCCTCGTTCGGGTGGGAGATGGGACCGCCGCAACGACGGTCGCACCGACACAGAACTTGTCGAGTTCAAGCGCACAGATAACCGTCGCTCCATACGACTCCTCGTTGACGACCTCAGCGCCCTCTACCGACACGCTCTGGCAGAATGCCGCCGTCCTGTTCTCTGCTTTGAGCTATGCGGAGACAGCTTCGTGGTCCTCCGGGAACCGGACTATCACCAACTGGTTGCTGATCGACAACCACCAGACTCTCCCGGCGATTTACGAGCGGGCGAACCCCAGCGCATGGCTCGATCACGCCAAGTGCCGGGGACTGCCCGGAAACCTGTTCTACGCCGAGTACCAGCACAACAACAGTCAGGTGCAGGAAGCTCGCAGCGTCTGTCGAGGAACCCACCCGGACCACCCCGGTGTATGCCCCGTGATCCAGGAGTGCCTCGACTACGCAATCAACAACGGGGAGAGGTACGGCGTTTGGGGCGGGTGCTCCGAAAGGGAGCGTCGCCGGATCAAGCGCCAGAGGCATCGTGACGCTCTCCAGGAAGCCCCGGGTACGACGCCAGGTGATCGACCCGAACCTGCGAGCGTTGTTAGACACGACCAAGCGGGACACCCGACTCCTTGGCGACATTCAGCGGCTCTTATTGCAGCCTGGCGAGCCGAACGGGCGGGACTCGGCCCTGCACCCATCCGAGATCAGCCACTCCGACTGGTGCCCCAGGGCGAGCTACTACCGGCTGGCAGGAGTCCCGCCCAACGCTGAGCTTCCCGCCACCCACTGGCGGATGCAGATGATCTTCGATGAGGGCAAGGACATCCACGCCAAGTGGCAAAAAAGGGTATGGGATCTAGGCCGACTTTGGGGTACGTATTATTGCCAGACGTGCCACTATGCCTGGGGGGCGACGGCCCCGGACGAGTGTGAGAACTGCCACGCTCCCAGGGAGTTCCTGCACTACCACGAAATCCCCCTTGCCAAGCCCAGCCTCCGACTGGTCGGTCACGCCGATGGCGGGGTGGAGGACAGCCTGATCGAGATCAAGTCCATCGGCCTGGGCACTCTGCGCTACGAGGCCCCAGGGCTGATCAAGGACCACACCTCCAACTTCAACATAAATGGGAAAAATCGAGAGTTCCTGGATTATGACGGGCTGTGGAACGCTATCCGCCAGCCCTTCCCCTCCCACGTTCGACAGGGCGATTTCTACTGCTACATGCACCAGAGGGTGGATGAGGTGGTCTTCCTCTACGAGTGCAAGTGGAACCAGAGAGTCAAGGAAATGGTAGTGCGCTATCGTAGGGAGCGCATAGAAGATCGGCTCGATCAATGCAGCCAGATCACTCATGCGCTTCAAGGTGGACGCATACCCAAGTGCCCCTTCGGCGGCTGCGCCGACTGCGAACGATATGAGGAGAAAAATGTCAGTCAAGGAAGAGTCCTTGTCAGACGGGCGGCGGGTCCAGCGTCGCCCTCCACTGGACCTGCACGAAACGGTGCAAAAAATGAAGGGCGTCGTCTATCGAGACTTGGGGATTGAGGAGCCTCAGCAGCCAGACTTCGGACTACCCAAGCTGGAGATCGACATCGATGACCTGAGCGACAAGCAGTTGATGAACCTGTTCGTGCAGTTCACCCGGTGGTGTGACTTTTTTCAGAACCAGTTGGCTATCGAGGAGATTTTTGAGCATCATGCCGACGCCGAAGTACGGAAGCTGGAGGGGCTGTACCTCACACGCAATCGTCCTGAGAAGGCTTCGGAGGCCGTTACCTGGGTGCGGGCGGCGATGGAAACCGATACCGAAATACGTGCTGCCCGGGATGCGCTCAAGCTGTACTACGCCCGCAGGAAGCTGAAGGCCATGCTGTTTGAGGCAGCCGAGCGGGACGCCGCCGCCGTGAGTCGGGAGCTAACTAGGCGCACCGATGTCAAGAACCCTGGGTACCGACGAGCAGATCGAGGAGCACCATGAAGCTCTGCTGGCACTGCGAGAAGCGACCAGCCGCCGACAATGATCTGTGGGTATGCGATGAGTGCTGGCAGGAATGGGAACGGCACGCCGTTCGGGACCGAATAGAGGATGGACCATGACGAGCGCCGCCATCACCAGGGTGGTGGAAGGCAAGAAGCAGGGCTGCTTCTCCTTTGAGTGCTCCAAGTGCGGATACTGCGGTGGCAACTACCCCACCAGGCAAGATGCTCAGATGTACGCCACCATCCACCAGGACATGGACGTACCGGAGCATCGATGAGCGACCTTGTGAACCATCCGCCCCACTACAGCGCCCATCCCTCCGGGGTGGAGTGCATCGTCATCACCGAGCACTACAACTTCAACGTGGGCAACGCCATCAAGTACCTCTGGCGGGCGGGCCTGAAGGAGGGTACTGACCCGGTGGAGGATCTGAAGAAGGCAGCCTGGTACGTCAACCGGGAGATTGAGAGATTGAGCAGTGGACATCTACCTGGGCATCGACCCCGGGGCCAAGAATTGCGCCCTCGTCGCCTGGTCACCATCCCGGGGGCTGATTACCACCTGGAAGCCCAAGCCCCCGATGCCCACGGGGGTACTACGGCTCCGCAAGCTGATGGTGGACATCGAGAAGGAGTTCACCAAGCTGACGATCAACGAACCTGACGGCGAGGTCAAGATGATCGCCATGGAAAGCTATTCGATGGCCGAGAAGTACGGCCAGCACGCTTCGGGCGAGGTCGGAGCGACGATCAAGCTGACCCTCCTGGCCCAGTTCCCCAGCGACGACCGCAGGGGCTTCCCGGTCCTGGTGGCCCCCCAGCAACTGAAGAAGTTCACCACCGGCAATGGCAACACCAAGAAGGAGTTGATCACCAAGGAGATCCTCAAGCGGTGGGGGGTGGACTTCGATGACTCCAACATCGCTGAGGCATACGCCCTGGCCCGGATCGCCCATGCCGTCCATGCCCGCCCGGAGGGCCTGACCCAGTTCCAGAAAGACGTGGTCGCAGCCCTAGACGGGCGCACCGAGTGGATCCCCATACCACAGCGCCGCCTGGTCAGGGTGGGCAAGTAGTCCCGCTCTAGGCTTGGTCCCATGCCGGATCAACGCAGAGTAGGACATGCGATTAGACGCCGTATGGGTGCTTCCTCCAGCCATCTTGGTCAGGCTGGCGGTCCAGGCGGCACATGGAGTCCTCCTTACCACGACACCGGAGATGCTGCACTAGCTGCGGGCGAGAGTGTCGCCCAAGGCATCACTGAGGTTCCGATAGCAGGAGGTCGCTATATGGGCAAGGGTGGTCATCTCAAGGGTGTCCCTGACACCTATGGGACGGGTACTGGCAGCTACGGCATGGGAGCCGGTCCTCCCCTGGGTGACAACCGGTCCTTCGTGGCCGGGGTGTCCGCTGGGGTCCAGGCCGAGCCGCACCCCCGCCGCAACCCCACACAGGAGTCAGGTGGGGCCAGGCTGACCGTGTCCCCCAGCATGAAAGTGCCCACTGAGTCACCCGTGCCGACGCAAGGCGGCGGCAGGGTGGTCCCCTCGACCCCGAGTCGCCAGGGGTCGTTCAGCCAGGGCCAGGCCGGGGCATACGGTGGCTAGTCGGGGGGTCTGGCAAGGCCCCGCCCCCACGAACACCGGACAGGGCGCAGGCGGCTACGAGTACGCCGATCACGTCCTGAAGGAGCCGCATGGCCCCACCTACGATATGGTCACAAGCGAGAAGGACGCCAGTCTCAAAGATCCTCAGGATGCCCACTTCCTGGGACAACTCATGCCGGTGGCCCACTCAAGGTCTGACGAAGTCCGCTCATTTTTTGACGCAACGTCAATCACCGGGTAAAAAATGCCAGGGCCTGCTCGCAAGCCCGAGCCAGACCGTTTTTGGCCCAAGGTCCGAAAAACGACAGGGTGTTGGATCTGGACGGCCTCTGTCAACAACTGGGGCTACGGACGGTTTGAGGTTTGGCGTGACAACAAGTGGAAGAACACCTATGCCCATGTGTGGGCCTGGGAGCAGGAGCATGGCCCGATCCCTGCCGGTGTCGATCTAGAGGTTGACCACCTGTGCAGCAACAAGCGTTGTGTACGCCCCAGTCACCTTCGACTCGTCACCCCCAGCGACAACAAGAAACGCTGGGTGCTTGAGGAGCGCACCCACTGCCTGAATGGGCACAAGCTACCAACCAAGCGGACACTGGGCTACAGATGTCCGACATGCCTGGAGTGGGAGAGAGCAGTCGATAACATCCGCCACCAGGAGGTGAGGCGTGCCTAGGGGTGTCTTTACGCCTTTTCAGTTCCTGCCCCCGTTCAACCAGGGCACACCTGGCAACGCCAACACCGTTGGTGGCGGCGGGGGGATAGGACCGTACTTTCGTGACGCCCTGGATGCCAGGCGTTCGATGTACAACCAGACGCCGGAGGCCATGTACCCCGAT